CAAACATTTTAAAGATAATGGTCATAAATCTGTATATGAATTTTGGTTAGAGAGTTATGGTAAAGATATAGCTGATAGAAAAATGATTGATTATAGAATTAAATTGAGTAAGGGATCTTCTGGTGAAAAAAATTCAATGTATGGAAAAACTGGAGGATTAAATCCTAATATAAAAAAAATTGGACAATTTTTAAAAGATGGTACATTTTTAAAAGAATGGAATGGTATAATAATCGCTAGCAAAGAATTATCCATTCTTGCTCAAAATATATCTGAGTGTTGTCTAGGTAAACGTAAGAGTGCTGGTGGATATGTATGGAAATTTTTATAATTAAAAACAAATAAGTAAAATATAGATAGAATAAAATAAATTATTTATCTAAATAAAAAAAAAAAGTAAATTTAATATTATGAGTATATTAGGAAAATTAAAAAATAAGTATTCTCATGTGGACGAAGAAATGTCCATAGAAGATTACCTAAAAAAATGTAAAACAGACAAATCTTTATATTGGAATGTTTATGATAGAATACTTAATAGTATTGGTGAGCCCGAAACAATAGACACCAAATATGACGAAAGATTAAGTAGGATATATTCAAACAAGATTATAAAAAGATATCCTGCATTTTCTGAATTTTTCGGAATGGAAGATTCAATAGAACAAATAGTTTCTTTCTTTAAACATGCGGCACAAGGTCTTGAAGAAAAGAAACAGATATTATATCTATTAGGACCTGTTGGTGGTGGTAAATCTTCACTTGCTGAAAGATTAAAACAATTAATAGATGGTACAACTATCTATGTACTAAAATATAAAGATGAAATTTCACCAGTTTTTGAAAGTCCATTAGGTCTTTTTTCATCAGTTAAAAATGATCTTAATGAAGAATATGGAATACCATCTAGATATGTTCCAAGTTGTCCATCACCATGGGCTACTAAGAGATTAGAGAAGGATAGTGGTGATCTTATGAACTTCAGTGTAGTTAAGATGGTTTGTTCAATAAACTCACAGGTTGCTATATCTAAAGTTGAACCAGGTGATGAGAACACAAGTGATATTAGTTCACTTGTAGGTAAAGTAGATATCAGAAAATTAGCAGAGTTTCCACAAAATGATGCAGATGCTTATAACTACTCTGGATCACTTTGTCGTTCTAACCAAGGTATGATGGAATTCGTTGAGATGTTTAAAGCTCCTATCAAAGTTCTTCACCCACTATTAACTGCTACTCAAGAAGGTAACTTTAATGGTACTGAAAATCTACCAGCTATTCCATTTCAAGGAATTATCTTAGCTCACTCAAATGAGTCTGAATGGGAAACTTTCTCAAATGATAAAAAAAATGAGGCTTTCTTAGATCGTGTTTACATTGTAAGAGTTCCTTATTGTTTAAGAGTTGATGAAGAAGTTTTAATTTATGATAAATTATTAAAACACTCTTCTCTTTCAGGAGCGCCTTGCGCACCACAAACATTAGATTTATTAGCTAAGTTTTGTGTAATGACTAGATTGAAAAATCCAGAGAATTCAAACTTATATTCTAAAATGAGAGTTTATAATGGTGAGTCTTTAAAAGAATCTGATCCAAAAGCTAAATCACTACAGGAGTATAAAGACTTTGCTGGTATTACAGAAGGTATGAATGGTACCTCTACACGTTTCGCTTTTAAAGTTCTTTCTAAAGTATTTAATCACGATTCTGAAGAAGTTGCGGCTAACCCAGTTCACCTTTTCTATGTTTTAGAAAATGAAATTGTTAAACTTCAATTACCTAAAGAAACAGAAGATTATTATTTAAATATCTTAAAATCTAAAATCAGTGCAAAATATGCTGAATTTATTGGAGATGAAATTCAAAAAGCTTACGTTGATTCTTATAATGAATATGGACAAAACTTATTTGAAAGATATATCACTTATGCTGACCACTGGTGTCAAGATAATGACTTTAGAGATCCAGAAACAGGACAACAATTTGATAGAGCTGCTCTTAATGAAGAGTTAAAAAAAATTGAGAAACCAGCTGGTATTGC